GTTGCTTCACAAGTAGGATTAGTTATGGCTATGGGTCCCCAATGTTATCAGGATAAGGAGAGGTATCCAGAGGGTCCGTGGTGCAAAGTAAATGATTGGATTATGTTTGCAAGATATGCAGGTAGTCGAATTAAAATTGATGGTGGGGAAATGCGTCTGCTAAACGACGATGAAGTGTTAGCAACAATTGATAGTCCAGAGGACATCTTGCATGAGTTCTAAACATAGGAAGGAGTAACTATGCCAGAAGAAGATAAAAAAATGGTACCCATTGATACATCAGGACCTGATGCTACAATAGATATCGAAGAAACAAAAGACGAGTCAGTAGTTGATACTGAAGCGCCGAAACAAGAAACAGAAACAGATAAAACATATGAAAACGAACGAGAGACAAAGTTAGAAGAAAAAAAAGATGATAGTGAGTTAGAAGACTACAGTAAAGGTGTACAAGCTCGTATTGCGAAATTAACTCGTAAAATGAGAGAAGCAGAAAGAAGAGAACAGGCTGCTGTTGAGTATGCAAAAGCTGTAGAAGAGAAAAGACAAGTATTAGAAAAACGTTTTGAAAAAACGGATTCTGATTATATTAAAAAATTTGAGACAACTATATCATCAGGTTTAGAGTCTGCACAAAAAGAATTAGCTGCAGCAATTGAATCTGGTAGTGCAGAAGCTCAAGTTGAAGCTAACAAAAGAATTGCACAACTCGCATTTGAGAACGCAAAACTAGAGGCAGCTAAAGAGGGTCGAGAAACAAAACAGGAAGAGAAGCCTGTACAACTTTCTCAAGCAAACAATGTAAACATTCCTCGAAGAGAGGATCCAATTAATCCGGATCCAAGAGCTGAAGCATGGGCTGCAAAAAACTCATGGTTTGGTACAGATAGAGCAATGACTTACACTGCGTTTGAGATACATAAGGATCTTACTGAAAAAGAAGGGTACGATCCAAGTTCTGACGAGTATTATGCAGAAGTCGATAAACGAATAAAAGTTGACTTTCCGCATAAATTTGGTAATACTGAAACTAAGCAAACGACCGCCCCTGTTCAGACAGTGGCTTCTGCTACAAGAAGCGTAAAGCCTGGTCGCAAAACTGTGAGACTCACATCTTCACAGGTAGCAATAGCTAAAAAATTAGGTGTGCCACTCGAAGAATACGCAAAACAATTAAAAAACACGGAAGGAGCGTAAAATGGAAAAAGAAAATAAAAACACTTCTCGTGCGAGCCAAACACGGTCAAAATCTGAGAGACCTAAAGTGTGGGTTCCACCATCTTCTCTAGATGCACCCCCTGCGCCTGATGGATTCAGGTATAGATGGATAAGAGCTGAAGTCATAGGATTTCAAGATACGAAAAACATAACTGGACGTTTAAGAGAAGGTTATGAATTAGTTCGTGCCGAAGAAGTCGAAAATGCCAGTGATTACCCAGTTCTCGAAGACGGGAAATACAAGGGAGTGATTGGGGTCGGTGGCCTTCTACTTGCGAAGGTACCCGAAGAGATCGCGCAGCAAAGAATGGATCATATGTCTAATAAACATAAAGATCGAAGTCATGCCGTAGAAAACGATCTAATGAAGGAGCAGGATAGTAGAATGCCTATCAACGTTGAGAGGCAATCTCGTGTAACCTTCGGTGGTACGAAAAAATAATTTTTTTAATCACTGAATTTAATAAACCGTACTGGAGGCCCTTCGGGGCAGGTACATAAGGAGAAACAACTATGGCAAATAGAAACACACAAGGTTTTGGACTAGTGCCTGCAGGAACGCTTGGTCAAACACCAGCGACTTCTGGTCAAGGTAAGTACAAAATCGATGCGGGTTATGCTACCACTATTTATCAAAATGGTGCTGTGGCTTCTTCTGCTGGTTACATTATCGATGGTCAAACGACTGATGCACCTATTTTAGGTGTATTAAACGGAATATTCTATAACGCGGCTACAACTTTGAAGCCAACGTTTTCGAATCATTACGTTCAGGTAACACCAGCTAACTCAGAAGATATCGATGCATTTGTATTCGATAACCCTCAACAACAATACGTAGTAGCGGCCGACGCGGCTGTGGCTCAATCTGGATATTTAGAAACGTATGACATGAACGCTTCTGCTGGTAGTACAACTACTGGTAAGTCTTCATCTACTCTAGATATCGGAGACACAAGTGCAGATGCTGCTTCTTTCAGATTACTAAGATCTGCTGAAGATCCTGAAAACGATGAAAATGCGGCTTTCAGATCTGTTGTAGTAGTTCCAAATCTGATTGAGTTACAATCATAATAGGAGAATAGGAGATAAATTATGGCTATATCACGATCACAACTAGTTAAAGAACTAGAGCCAGGATTGAATGCACTATTCGGCCTGGAATACAAAAGGTATGAAAATCAGCATGCTGAGATTTATACTAACGAGTCTTCTGACAGAGCTTTCGAAGAGGAAGTTATGTTATCTGGTTTTGGAAACGCACAAGTAAAAGGTGAAGGTGCTGGAGTATCATTTGATGATGCACAAGAAACTTTCACTGCTCGTTACACTCACGAGACAGTAGCTTTAGCATTTGCTATCACAGAAGAAGCTATCGAAGATAACCTCTACGATAGATTAGCTTCTAGATACACAAAAGCTTTAGCAAGATCTATGAGTAACGCTAAACAAGTAAAAGCTGTCGAGCCTTTAATAAATGGTCTACCAGGTGTAGATACATTTAAATCAGGTGACGGCGAATCTTTATTTGGCGTATCTCACCCTACAGTTAGTGGTTCTTTCAAGAACACATTAACTACGCAGGCAGATCTTAACGAAACTTCATTGGAGCAATCTTTAATAGATATCGCTGCAATGACAGACGAAAGAGGTCTTAGAGTTGCAGCAAGAGGAGTAAAAATGATTATTCCTTCTGAGCTTCAGTTTACAGCTGAGAGATTGATGAAATCTCAAGGTAGAACTGGAACAGCTGATAATGATATCAACGCAATCGTATCTATGGGTATGATTCCGCAAGGATACAGAGTCAATAACTACTTAACTGACACTGACGCGTTCTACATCATTACAGACGTACCAAATGGTATGAAAATGTTCACAAGAGCTCCATTGACAACTGCAATGGAAGGTGACTTCGATACTGGAAACGTTAGATACAAAGCTAGAGAAAGATACTCATTTGGAGTATCAGACCCTAGAGGTATCTTCGGCGTTGAAGGTGCGTAATAACTAAATTTTATGAGGCGGACATAGTTCCGCCTCATTTACAATACAAAAGGTGAGACTTATGAAAAAATTTTTAATTACAATAAATGCGTACGGCCACTACTCAAAATTTGAAGTAGAGTCAGCAGATGATCCTAATTCACTGGAACAATCAATCCTTGACAAACTTGGAGAAAATAGTATAGTTTGGGAAAAAACGGGAATGTTTGGTCCGTTGAATAGAATAACCTATGAGGAGGTTGTTAATGATACAAGACCTATACAAAGTAAAAAGGTCCTTGGAGTTGAAGTGGGAACAGGAGCATCTATCTAATGGTAGATATACTCTTGAAATGGTCCGGATCGATGACAAAGTTAAAGAAGTCATCACAAAGATCAAGCTGGAAGAAGCAGCTATTGCTCACAGACAGAATACTGTCGAAGGTGCAGCTCCACAAGTTTCTGTAGCTACTTAGTCAAAAGCTACATCGCTGAAATGCATAAATACCGTAGGCTCTCTTGCACTCTATTAAAAAATAACATATAATATCTACACTATACAATTATTAAAAGAACATAGACGCGTATAGTCGACGGCCTAGAGACTATGTTCTATAACTAGGAGGATATAATTATGGCATCAACTACGTTTAATGGACCGGTAAGGTCTGAAAAAGGTTTTCAAGTAGCTACTAAAAATACGTCTACTGGAGCTTTTACAACTAGAATGAGTTCAGGCATGCCTGACTTAACTGGTTTATCAATATCAGATGTAGCAACAGCTACTAGTATTACAC